GAATGGGATAAACTTAATACCTATGTGCGAGAGCATATAAAGGTAGAGCACGGTTTTACTTTAGTGAATAAAGAAACGTGGGGAAATGTTTATAAGCCCAAAGAAATTTCTATTCCTTTGCTTAACATAGATCCAGTCGACCTTAGAAATTCTCCTGATTATATAATGTTATATGGGGTGAATGTTAAAGACTGTAGCGTTAGAATTCACTATGATGATAATAGAAGAGCAGGAAGAAGTTGGGATATACCTTTAAAAAATAATCAATTTATTATGTTCCCGTCTATGCAAATGTATTACATCACCAACAATCAAAAAGATTCCCTTAACTCTATTTTAACTATTACTCATGAATTTGTCTAATTATTTTTGGTATTTTAAATCTGCACTAACGCCTAGATTTTGTGATGATGTTATTAAATATGCTTTAGAACAACAAGACAGTATTGCTAGAACTGGAGGATTTGACAAACCAAAATTATCAAAAGAGGAGGTTAAAAATATTCAAAGAAAAAGAAGGTCAGATTTAGTGTGGATGAATGATACTTGGATATATAAAGAACTACATCCTTATGTTCATGAAGCTAACAGAAGAGCAGGTTGGAATTTTGAATGGGATAGATCAGAGTCTTGTCAATTTACAAAATATAAAGAAGGTCAATATTATGATTGGCATTGTGACAGCTGGGATAAACCCTATGAACGAAAAAATAAAAACGATCCTGATAATGGTAAAATTAGAAAGCTGTCTATGACTTGTCAGCTCACCGACGGTTCAGAATATAAAGGCGGTGAACTAGAATTTGATTTTAGAAACTATGAACCTCATCAAAGAGAGGAAGATAAACACTTAAGAAAAGCAACGGAAATATTACCTCAAGGAAGTATTATTGTTTTTCCTAGTTTTCTTTGGCATAGAGTTAAACCAATAACGAGAGGAACGCGATATTCACTTGTCTTATGGCATTTAGGATATCCATTTAAATAATGTATATAAACGAATATTTTAAAACACCAATTTGGACAGAAGAAAAACCAGAGTTTGTTAAATCCTTAAATAAAGCTAGTGATAAATATATTAAGGCAGCTAAAAAAATGCCTGAGAGTAAAACATATTTAAAACAATTTGGTGATTTTGGCAGGTCATGGCATTCAACTCCATTAGTACACGATAATGATTTTATAGATTTAAGAAATTATATAGGACAAAAGTCTTGGGAATTTTTAGATCATCACGGTTATGATATGAAACAATATCAAACACTATTTTCTGAAATGTGGGTGCAAGAATTTTCTAAAAAAGGTGGGGGTCATCATTCAGCTCACATTAACTGGAACCAACACGTATCAGGATTCTATTTTTTAAAAGTTAATGAAAAAACTTCTTTTCCTATTTTTCATGAACCAAGAACAGGTGCAAGAGCTACTAAATTAAAAATGAAACCAGAATTAAAAGGTGTTTTTCATGGCACAGAGCTAGTTAATTTTAGACCTAAACCAGGAACTATAATAATCTTTCCAGGATATTTAGAACATGAATACGCAGTCGATCATGGTAAAGCACCGTTTAGATTTATCCATTGGAACATTAGTGCTATTCCTAAAGAGATGGCTAAAGATGGCTGAAATAAAAATTATAGATCATTGTATTCCTGTAAAACAACAAGACCTTATTATTAAAGAACTTTTACAAAACAAATATTTTCCTTGGTTTTATCGTGAAGATGTTACAGCCGATTTTAATATTGAACTAAGTCAACAAAGACCAGCATTCACTCATTATTTTATTTTAGATAAAAACCCTAATAGTGAATCTTTAAATTTAGTATTACCTATTATTGATTCTTTAACTAAAAAACAAATTATTCAATGCCGTGGCTTTTTACAATTTCCTTTAAACCTTAAACTAATTGGTTCAAAACACGATACACCCCATACAGATTTTTTTTATCCCCATACCGTTTATTTATATTATGTAATAGATTCTGACGGAGACACTTTGTTTTTAAAAAATTCTAAAATTGTAAAAAAGATTACTCCTAAAAAAGGAAGATTAGTTATTTTTAATGGAGACATTCAACACACGGCGGAACAACCTAAAAAAGGTGTTCGTTGTGTTATTAATTTTGATGTAATAAAAGATGTTTAAAAAAAATAAATACATAGTCATTAAACAAGCTATATCAAAAGAACTAGCTGCCTTTATTGCTAATTACTTTGTCATAAAAAAACAGGTTTATGATACCTGTAGAAAAGCTCGTTATATCTCTCCTTATGAAGTCATGATGGGATTTTACGAAGGCGAAACAGAACAGGTACCACACACTTATTCTTGCTATTCTGACGTTGCTATGGAAACTTTAATGTTGAAGTGTCAATCTATTATGGAAAAGACTACTGGATTAAAACTAACTCCTGCCTATACCTATGCAAGAATTTATAAAAATGGAGATGTTCTTAAAAGACACAAGGATAGATTTAGTTGTGAGATATCCACCACGCTGAATTTAGGAGGAGATCCCTGGCCGATCTATCTAGAGCCTTCTGGTAAAGAAGGACTAAAAGGAATTAAAGTAGAACTTAAACCAGGAGATATGCTGGTCTACAGTGGCTGTGAATTAGAGCACTGGAGAAATAAATTCAAAGGCAAAGAACATATTCAAGCATTTTTACATTATAATAATCGCAAGACACCAGGAGCTAAAGAGAATATGTTTGACAAGCGACCTCATTTAGGACTTCCCTCATGGTTTAAACGATGATATAGTTCTTTGATGGGGGCAGTGACTCCACCACATACCTCACTGCTCCCTTTAAAGGACTATATATGTTATTAGGAATTGCATCATTCGCAGAATTACCCATTTCAACGGCAGGACCGGATAATAGTGTAACTATTTCCGCGACAAAAAATGCATTAGTTATTAGTATTGGTAATCCAGGGATTACTGCAGACGCAATTATAGAAGATCCCACAGGTTCTCAAGTAACACTTGGACTTGGAACCCTTACTATTACAGGCGATGCTAATCTTAGTCCAACAGGTTCTCAAGTTGTTTTAGGGACTGGAACTGTTACTGTTACAGCAGGAGCGACTGTTTCACCTTCAGGCAATAGTCTTGTAATTTCTTCTGGAACTGTTACAATCACTGGGACTGCAGAAGTATCACCTACAGGGTCATCTTTAACCCTTGCTACAGGTACCGTTGCAGCTATAACATGGAGTGAAATTATACCAGGGGCAACGATGACGTGGACACCGATTACCGCTTGTTAAGGAATTATGGCATCAACTTATTCAACAGATTTACAATTAGAACTCGTTACAACCGGTGAAAAAGCTGGATTGTGGGGTGGAATTACTAATACTAATCTTCAAATTTTAGAACAATCGGCTACGGGTTACGCCAGCATAGATATGGCGGCAGCTAGTATAACTCTTACCTTAACGGATGGCGCAACATCTAATGGTAAAAATATTTATTTAAGACTTCATGGAACTTTAGCCGCTAATAGAACTTTAACGATGCCGGTAACCGCAGAAAGAGTTTGGATTATAAAAGATGAAACGGTTAGAGGAAATTCAAATTATACTTTAGGAATTTTAACGGCTTCATCAGGTAGTACCGTTGCCGTCCCTCCAGGAGCTGTCATGTTATGTAGATCCGATGGAACCGATACGGTCGGAGCTATTCTTCAAAAAGGCTATGCAACTATTACAGATTCTAATACTCCCTATACAACTGTAGCAGGAGCACAAATTCTTGCTAACACTTCAAGCAACCCTATTACCGTTACTTTACCAGCTGCAGCTTCTACTGGGGATGAGGTTACCATTATAGATGCTAGAGGAACCTTTGGATCTAATAATTTAACTGTAGATCGAAATGGATTAAAAATTAATACTGGAACTTCCAATTTAACTCTAAGTAATAATGGTCAATCCCTAACGTTAGTTTATGTAGACGCAACACGTGGCTGGGCCTATAAAACTAACTATACTTCATAGGAGCTATAAAGATGGCTCTTACATCTATACAATTTGCACCCGGAATAGACAAACAAGATACAGCGATTGGAGCAATTGGTCGTTGGGTCGATTCTGATAATGCTCGATTCAGATATGGTCTTCCTGAAAAAGTAGGAGGCTGGTCTTCTTTATTAACGGATACAATTTGTGGAGTAGCTAGAAAGCAACACTCCTTTGTAGACTTAGATGGAAATAGATACGTAGGAATTGGCACTGATAAATTTCTTCTTGTTTATTTTGAAGGTCAACTTTACGATATAACTCCATGGCGTTCTAATAATGCCGGAGTGCAAACAACTTTTACTTCTTCCACTTTATCAACAGATAGTACGGTCGTTAAAACCTGTACTATTACAACCACCAGCGCTCATGATTTAGCAGTGGGGGATATGATTGTTTTAACTTCTGTTACTCTTCCTGGGGGAACGGGTTTAACCGATGCTCAATTTGAAGATAAACTATTTCAAGTTTTAACAGTTCCAAGCGATGTTACCTTTACTATTGATTCATCAGCTCAAGCTAGTTCGGCTATTAGTACAGGTGGAAGTATGACGGTTCAACCTTATGCAACTGTTGGACCTGCCGCTCAAACTTATGGCTATGGATATGGTGTAGGCAATTATGGTGGAACGATTACTGGAGTTTTAACTAATGATTTAGATGGAGCGTTGAACGCGGATACAGCAGGTACAGGTGGAGTTGGAACTTCTATTACTTTAACGTCTGCAACAGGTTTTCCAAGTGCAGGAACAATTGCCGTTGAAAATGAATTAATTACATACACTGGAGTTTCTACAAATGATTTAACAGGAATTACTAGAGGAGCTGATGGAACCGCTACGCCTGGAACTTCAAACGGGCAAGCTCATATTGATGGAACAACCGTTTCTAATGCCACAAATTATACAGGATGGGGAGATGCGGTTCTTGCATCCACTATTACTTTAGAACCAGGACTTTGGTCTTTAGGTAACTGGGGAGGCGTTTTAGTTGCAACGATTGCTAATGGAAAAACATATACTTGGAATTCTACTATTGCTGCACGATTTACCACAAGAGCTTCAACAACAACAACCAGTTATGTTACAGCCCTTACCGGAGATGACGGTAATCCAACGGCGAGTAGAATGACTTTGATTTCTCCAACGACTCGACACTTAATTCATTTAGGAACGGAGACAACGATTGGTACTGCTTCATCACAAGATGATATGTTTCTTCGGTTTTCGGATCAAGAAAAGATT